GGTCTGAAGGCTGCCCGTGCCCGTGGTCGTCATGGTGGACGTCCTCGGATTGGCTCGGACAAGGATCGGCAACAAGCCTATGCTATGTACAAAGCAAACATCATGTCGTGTCAGGAGATTGCCAACAAATTTGGTGTTTCGCTCTCCACACTGAACAGATGGATTGCATCAGAAAAGCGGGGATAACTTCCCCGCTCTTTTTTTTATACCCAAAAGCAACCCGTCACGTCGTATATATTATATTTATTATTAATACCGTATATACCGTATATTACTCTTCCTCTTCTTCGGCAGGGATTGCGTCCACCAGTCGCCTTCTCGCTTCGTCTGCGTTCATATCCTGCAACGGATTGTTCGGTGTAACGACGACATCGGTCTGATCCTTGTACCCGTGGTTGTTTTTCAGCAGGAATATGGCAGGTATCGGATTGATTTTTCCGTCAGCCATAGTTTGAGTCAATAACTGATTGGTCAAGATATAGGCCCTTTTAATAGCGTTTCGACTCTCCTGCGGTAGGCTTGACTCCACACCTTCCTTCCACTTCCACAGTTGTGACCTACTGACACCGAATGAGAGTGCAACAGATTCAATGGTTGGCTTCATGTCGTGCTGAATCATATACATGAACGCCTCGTTGACTCTTTGCTCGACAGCTTCGGGGTTGTGCATATCGACCTTGCCCATGTTTGACAGGTCGAGTGCGTTTTGTATCATGCGGGACATATCGCCCGGTTCATAGTGTGGTGACAATGCTTCTGTTCTATCGGGACGTTTCCGTTTTTGTTTTTGTTTAACGATATCTGTGACCTGTTCATCTGACAGGTCTGTGCCCGTTTTCTTATTCATGGTTTCTCCTTTCGATGATGTCTTCCCATGGCATCCGCTCGTACGGTTGAGCGTAGTCAGGCCATTCCGGTTTCGCATATGATAGGAAGTGGCGGATGCGAGGGTGGGTGTTGAGTTCTGTAACGAATGACGTGTTGTACTCGGACGGCAGTGGTAGGATGTGGCGGTCGCAGACGGAGTTGATGACGTCCTGTTCGAGGTGTTTGTGGTGGACGGAGTTGATTGTGCGGATGATGACGTCGTCGGTCTGGTCCGCTCGTAGTTTGTCGAGGTTGAGGAGCATGACGCCTGCGTTGAAGTATGGGTGTTTGTGGTGGATGGACGGTTGGTCGAAGAAGCGAGTTTCCTCGACGGCTGCGAGGTAGTGGTTGGAGAGGTCGTAGTTCCAGATGCCGGAGATGTCGTCAACGACGAGCGTGTCCGGATCGAGGAGGAGGACTATGTGCTCATCCGGAAGGATTTTTGAGAGTGCCGCCCGCATCCATGTCATGTAGCCGTAGTGCGGGTGGTAGTTAGGGCCGGGGACGGGGAAGATTGTTTGGTTGTGGAGGTTAAGGGTTGTGATGATATCGGGGAGTGTGCGTGGGAATGCGGGCGTATCGATGAGGAAGTTGACTTTGTCCACGGTTGTGTGGAAGAGGAGTGACTTACAAGCGGTTTCCATTTGGGTATAGATTCGCTCGTCACCCATGTAGACGACAGTTTTTTTCATGGTTTACCTTCTTTCGAGGACAGTAGTCCAGGGGATTTTGTCGTAGGTATCGTAGCCTGGTTTGGTGTTGAACTTTGCCGCACACATAGCGTAGTGTTTAATGTGTTCGTCACCGTCTGGGAGTTGAGGACGGTTGAACCACATGGAGTTATAGACTGGTGGCAGTTCAAGGATGTGTTTACGGCAGACAGAGTTGACTGCGTCCTGTTCAGGGTAGTCCATCCATACGGTGTTGATGGTGCGGATGATAGTATCGTCTGTACCGTCACGGAGTTTTGCGAGGTTATGGATGGCGACGCCAAAGTTGAAGTATGGATGCTGACGGTTTGTGATCTGTTTTTCCTCAACCAAAGCGTAGTAGTAGCGGGAGATATCGACGGACCAGAGGTAGTCGATAGGTTTATTGACGAGTGTATCGCAGTCGAGCGTGACGCAACGGTCGATGTCGGGGAAGAGTTTAGTGATTGCGGTACGCATGAGAGTCATGTACGTCCATCGGCAGCGGTAGTTTGGTCCGGTTGGCGGGAAGTATCGTTGGTTGCTGACGTTCATGGTCGTGATGCAGTCAGGCAGTTCTTCCGGAAAGTTGTCGTCCTCGATGAGGAAGCAGACTTTGTCCGCTCCGTCGTGGAAGAGGAGGGACTTTGCACACACGGTCATGTCGTGGTAGAGGTTGCGTGTGCCTGCGTAGATAACGGTACGCTCATTCATGGAGTCTTGCCTGCCTTTCCATGACTTCATCCCATGAGAGGTCGGAGTAGCGTTTCACGAGAGCGTAATGTCTCCAGAACTTCTGTCCTGCGTAGTGGATGATACGCTGTTTCACAGCGTCGCCCGTGATGTGCGAGTAGGTTGTGTAGTTGTAGTCAGCCGGAAGTTCCAGGATATGTCCTGCACATACACGGTTGAACGCACCCTGTTCGGGGCAGTCAACGTGTGTGGTATTGAGGATGTCGATGATCTGGTATTGCAGTCCATCCTCACGGAGTTTGTCGAGGTTCATCATGACGACGCCGAAGTTAATGTACAGCGGGTCTGATGACGACTTCTGACGCTGACGTTCCGGTACGCCTGCGAGGTAGTAGTCGGAGATATCGTAGTCCCACAGGTCGGACACGTCGTCGTTAAAGACGATGTCGATGTCGAGCGAGAGGACTTTACTGTACTGTTTGAACAGTTCCGGATATGTGGCACGCATCATGCACATCCATGTCCAGGAATTGTCGAAGTTTGGGCCGTCGTGCGGGAAACATTTCTGGTCCTTGACGTTGATTGTTTCGATGATATCGGGGATTTCGTAGGGGAACTCATCGTCCTCTGTAAGGAAGTAGATTTTATCCACGGCGGTATTGCAGAGGACAGACTTAGCCGATGCTACCATGTTCAGGTAGACGTCATAAGTACCGCAGTAGACAACAATGCGCGGTTCGTGTTCGTCATGGTCGGAGATTGTAGCCTCGACGGGGATAAAGTCATCCTTGTCCTCATCGTGGACAACGGCCGGCGTGTCAGTGATAAGCTTTTCTTTTTCCGCAAGCCATTCTTCGAACGTAGTTTCCTCGTTGAGGATGTAGTACTCAAGCTTGTGCTCGTTATAGACATTCTGTATAAGGTTATAGACTTCAATCTCTGCCTCGGAGCGAATGGGATCGATATCCACGTCCGGAAGCTGTCTGAACTCGTCGTAGTACCTGCGGAAGAAGTCATCAAACTCAGGCGAGGACGTGTTGTTGTTCTTTGAGTCCGTGTAGACAGCGTAGTATTCACGGCAGAAGACCTTTGCAACAGTCCGTCTGAACTCATGGGTAAGGTTTCTATCACGCAGGTTTTCAGCGATGAGGATATCCCTGTGCACGGCGGTATTCATGATTTCTTTGCAGGCGGAGAGCGTGTGACGCCAGCTGTCCTTGCGGAACGTCTTGCAGTAAGGGAAGAAGTCTGTCGTGAGGGTACGAATACGCCACGGTTCCACGGTCGCCAGGACGATGGCGTTGAATACATGGTCGTAGTAGTATCCGGCGTCCTTATCGAACATGATTTTGTTGTCGATCAGGAACTGCCTGCGGTACATCTTTGCGTCAGTGTTGGAGAAGTTCACGCCGTCCACGCTGTTCATGTAGATGATGCCCGTGAACCACTTGCATTCCTGCATCATCTTGCACCAGATGACGTCCGTTTCGTCGTTCGGGAAGTTGGATATCATCATGGACAGGGAGTCAACGTCGGCGAGCATGTCGTCAAAGTTGCAGAACATGATCCAGTCAGACTTACTGGTATATATCGCAGCGTTTCTTGAATCCGCAACGCCTAAGTGTTCTTTCATCGTGATGACATTGGTTGGAAACCTGTAGCCGTGGAACAGTTCATCCCATGGCAGTGTATTTTCGTTGCCGTCCTGCACCAGGGTGACGCAGACCCTGTCCATATCCACGCACCGCTGATGTTCGAGCATATCAAAGAACGGTTTACCGAGTTCCCATGGTTCGTCGTGATGTGTCACGACAATGTCAAGGTATGTATGAGTCTTTTCCACGGCAGACATACTCCCCTCCCGCATGTAGTTGTAGTAGTACATCGGCATGTTCCACAGGTCGATAACGGCCGACATGTTATCCTGTATCATGTGCTTGTAGAACTTGACGTCAGACCCGTACTCGTCACCGGAAAAACGGTTATCACCGATGAACGACCGACGCCATGCTCTGCACCACACCATGACAAAGCACTTGTCCGGATGCGGGAACTTGTATCCTTCGTTCTTCCATACAAACCCGAAGTCAATGACGTCGCTTGCTGATTCTTTTGCCTTTTCAGCAAGTTGTTCAAAGCAGTACTCATGCAGATACCTGTCGTCATCGTCGGCGAATAAAATCCACTCGCCTTCCGCCGCATCGATGCCTGCGTTCCGTGCAAGTCCGTCACGATGCACGTCCGTGGTGATAATTTTGTCCGCATGGTATTCTTCTGCTATCTTTTCCGTGTCATCCGTGCATGAATCGCAGACAACAATGAGTTCGTAACTGGTGAATGACTGACTGCGGATGGATTCAAGCATGGTCCGGATGCGTTCGGCACCGTTGTGGGACGGGAGGATAACGCTGAAGAGTTTCTTACTCACTGTCGTCACTCTCCTTTCTCTCCAGGAATCCGCATTCTTCCATGATCATCCTGTTCGCCCGCTTAATGACGATCCATATCACCCGTGTGGGGATATTGTTCTTGAGGCTGTAGTCCTCGACGGCGTACAGGTCGTCACCCCAGCGTGATGTGAAGTAGTACTGCATGATATCCTGATCCGCCTTGACGAAGCGTGTCCGGAACACATGATTGCAGATGGCGTAGATCCGCTGGTTTGGTTTTGACAGCTTATCCCAGTCAAACCCGTCCCGCAGCAGTGCGAAGTATGTTCTCCACATGTGCGTTGCCGTACCGCGCCACCACTCAACGCTCTTCATCCGTATCACCTCCCGTGTTTTCGAGTATCCTGACCGCCTCATCCAGGTCATGCATCCTGCCCGCCGCCTCAAGGATGGTATGCTTTCTGTCCTTTGTTATCATCCCGCCTGCTTCCGCCATCAACACCAGGCGGTGGATGAGCACGTCCGTCTTTGTCGGCTGATTGTCTTTCAACACGCATCACCTCTCTTCAGCATGTCCGGTGTGTACACAAATGTCCCGACGTGACCGCAGGATACCGCCGGGTCGCATATGATCTGATACCCCAACTGGTTCACCCTGTGGCAGAAGGATATGTCCTCCCCTGCCCACGGGTACGGCGAGAATGCCGGTCCGAACCTGTCCCACACAGCCTTGAGCAGTTCCACGGACGTCAGCACGCATCCAAACCCGCACCCGCGCACCGGGAACGGTTCGTCGGGATAGTCATGAAACGGTACGATTTGTTTTACAAGCCGTCCGGACTCATCCCGGGCAGGTTCTTCCAGTGTCTGGTAGATGACAGGTTCAACAGGAATGTGGCGTTTGACGTACAGTCCTGTCACCATCCCGCACTTGTACAGATCCATGTCTGCGTGCAGGATCTGCAGCGTGTCCGGCTGGAACACGATGTCACTGTCGAACCACATCACACGGTCGAAGTTGTTCTCGATTGCCGTCAGGCTGATGAGGTTGCGGGAGTCGTAGATGAGTGAGTCTGGTTTGTAGAGGATGGACACGTTCTCACCCTTGACCAGGTAGTCCATCGACTTCGAGAACTCCCACGGCACTGTCGCCATGCACGGGATTGCTATCAAAGTTTTCATTTTCTCACCTCTTTTACCAGTTTTGTATACGGTTGTATACGGTGGTGTTTCGACACCGTATACAAAATAAAGTCAATAAAATCAACGGTTTGAACCCTGTTGTATACGGTGTATACGGTGTATACGGTGGCAAATTACTCTTACGCGCGCGTAACGCGTATGTGTTTTTCACAAAATATACACGCTATATATATGTGTGTATGTTTTGACCGTATACACCGTATACACACCCTGGAAGCCTTGATCCATAAGGCGTAGAGTGCGTATACGGTGCGACACCCCCACCGTATACACCGTATACAAAATCAGAATGGCATCTCATCGCCGACATCAACCTCGACATACTGCTGATACTCCTCCTGTTCTGTCTTTTCTTCTTCCGGAAGCCTGATCACCACATGCGGGACGTTCTTATCCCCGACCCTGACCTGCGTTGTCAGTCGGTTGTTCTTGTTTCCGGATCCGTAGTACTTGTACTTGAGGATTTGTTTCCTCTTTGCCCAGTCAAGGAACGCACCGGGCGAGTAGTTGTTGTTCTTCAGAATATTGTCGAACACGGTCTTGTTGATGTAGATATACCCGTCGTCATACTTGCCCCAGACCTCGCCGTTGTTGCTGTCCTGCGAGTCGAACCGTCTCGGATTGGCGGCACAGTATCCGATCAGCCAGTTGTAGCACCGCAGGTTCACGTCCGTCTCGGATCTGCTTGCAAGGTAGGGTTTCAGTTCTTCAAACGTTAATGCCTTACCGTCTTTAAAGATTGCCTTCGTTGCGAGTATGTCAGCGACAAGAAGAAGCGTCGCGGAGACAACCTGTTTATCCTGTACGTCTTCTTTAATCATCTCTCCGTAGATTTTCCTGTACAGGATTTTCATGGATTCAACAACACCGTCTCTTTGGATGGACTTTATAAACTTCGGGCCAATGAATCCGTAGTTTTCTTTCAGTGTGTTGGCGACATCACGGGCATTGCTGAACAGTGGAATACCTCCGTAGTTCACGTCAATTGTTCTTGCAACGGCACCGCCTCCAGAGTTGCTCTGTACAATTGGCATCTCACCGGTTGTGAGAATACTGCTTGCCCATCGCTTCTGAACCTGGAGTCCGCCTTCCTTGGCCCCGCGTCCCTTTGACGCACCCTCTGTCAACATGTAGATGATGTCATCAAATATCTTCCTGTCCGAGATCACTTGCAGTTCGTCAAACAGGATCGGCAGATTGCAGCAGAATGCCGCGTAGAGTTCCATGGAAACCTTCGTACCGGAGAATGTCTTGATATACCGTCCTATCTCAGGGTTTCCCCATACGGATGCGGCGAGCATCAGTGCGACAGTTTTTCCGCATCCTGCCTCTCCCCAGAAATGAACAAAGAAAGGAAGACATCCGAGGATCTGAACGAGCGGTGCCGCAAAGCTTGCAGCCAACGCAATCCTTGCTGGCACAGAGTCTCCGGACCGCACATCTCTCGCTATCCGCATCCATTCCTGCTCATTGCCCGTCGGTTTAAACTCCTCGTACATCCGTTGCAGTTCCGCACTGTCTCCGTCGTAGGACACGTCCTTCACGTACGGCATGAACTGTCCGTCTGTCAGCCATCCCATGTGGCTCACGGAGTTCTGCTTTGGCAGGTCGTCGTAGTTGTCGCTTTCCAGTACGCCAAGGTACTTGACGACTTCCTTGGCGTTCTCCGAGTTGACTGCGACGCCCTGCCTGGATAGGGCGATGATCTTCTGCGCCGATGCCAGCTGCTCACGGGATACGGTGATTGATTTCCATGGGTCACGGCCACGGCAGTAGGCAATCTCAAGCTTTTCCTCGTATGTTTCGATATTGGTTACACGCTTCACAGGCATGATTGGATGAGATATAACCTCAATATCTCCGAGCATCTCCGAGAATCTCCGGACGCCTTTTTCGTCGCAGGAATACACACCGCACCGAAGCTGCACCGGCTGATCCGGAAAGTTCGTGTCGTTCTGCCCTATCACGGACGTGCCTTTGTTTTTCTGAGCAGCCAGGTATGTGTTCCACGTCTTCATGAACGTCTTGTACCCGACCTGCTGGGCGACAGCACGCATCTTCTCGACGTACACCTGCAGCATGAATGGGTTGTCCCTGTGTTCGTATATGAATTTATATGGTTCTTCCGTCAGAAAATCCTCGTACTTGTAGTCAACAGGTATCAGGCGTTGTGCCTCACTCAAACAGACTCACCCCCTTTCCTTCTGAAATATAAAGACCGCCGGCGTCCTGTGCGATAGCGGTCGTTTGTAATGTCATGACTGTTCCCCCTTGCTCAAGGTCTTGTATTCATGATTGTGATAATGATACTACAAATAAGAGTTTTTTTCAAGAAACAAAAAGGCCGGTTATGTTTCTTCTTTTTTCTCCGTACGCTTTTTATCCCTGCGCGTCTGTGATGTGCTTGATCTGCATCATGTAGCAGACTGTTTGGTACAATGCGAAAAACTCCGCTTGACCCAATGTGACTGACTGCTCGTTCGTCTGATACATTTTCTGCCGTAGTTCTTTCATTAACTTGTAAATATCGTTTAAGTTCATAGTCAGCCTCCTTTAAAAGTTGCCTTTAAGTAACTACCATCCGCTCCTATTGCGAAGTTTCATGTGTTTAACTCTGCTCACATATCTCTACGATATGTCTGCAAAAATCATCCGGTATCCGTGACCGTTCAACACTCCCCTTTAATCCTTGCGTTCCTGTCTTTGCTCCTCTCGGTGCTTTCACATGGCAAGTATCTCCGTTATGGCACGGTGGTTTGAACTGTGGATCAGGATGGTTTGTCCATATATCCGTTGGCTTCATCCGTGTATCACCGTACTGGCAATAGGTTATCGTGTACCGTGGGAGTCCGTTCATGAAGTCCATTTTTCTCATGCCCCCCCTTGGATTTTCTATAAACCAATACTTCGGTGACAGGGCAAGGATAAGGCACAGGACGTGCTGATTCACTCTGTCGCAGAACTTTGCATAATCAGATACAGGAGCAAGATTGCCGTTCTCATCCTGTTTCCTATGATGGCTGATAGCAGCTATCGAATAGGACGAGCAATCCGGCGATGCCCAAATCACATCGGGTTTCCCGAAGCGTTTAATTATGTCTTTTGCCTGTACCTTCAGAATGTCTTCGTACAAATCAATGTCTTTGAAATTCTTGTCCCACTCAACACTGAATACTTCATGACCCTTTTCTTCAAACGCTTTTCCGATGGAGCGTGTCCCGGCGAATAACTCAAGAACCTTCAGTTTTTCTCCTTTAGTCATGCTTAACTCACTCATATTCATTACTTCTCAATACTCCTATATTGTTTCTGATTTAAAGCGTCATTTAACTTCCTTTCGCTTCCCGTCAGCGCAGAACCAATATGGTTCATGATAATCATTATCGTGAATCAGACATCTTCCTTCACTCATAAACGCTTGATGAAACCATTTGCAATCCTTGCACCGGACGATCTCTGAATCACGGTCTGTATATCCCTTCTGATACTGATCTCTGTCATACTGCAATGCTTTCAGCAGTTCATCCTTATCAACGTTAACGCCGACTTTCATGACTGCTTTATATATCTCACCAACTATTTGACTTTGCATTTGTGTCTGAAAAATCTCAATCGGACTTTGATAACTCATTCCCACTTCACCGCCTGTTCTGTGCAGTAATATCAGCACCGCAGAATGGACAACGCATTACGGTTGCAGAATATGTTCTATGCCATCTACCGCATTTCTTACAAAAGAACCATCTCATTTACACTTCACCTTCCTTCCAACAGCTTCCCACCGAATAGGCTTTCCACACCAGGGGCACGCTTTCCACCCGTCCATTTCAATGACTTTATTACAGTTTCCACAACGCTGTTCTACACTTGACACTCTTGGCTTTACCGCTTCCTGCTCTTTCAGCAGTTTAAGAATCCTCGCATTCTTCTTGTGAATCAATTCAATTGCATTTTCTAACTCTTTCCCAAGGTCTTCCTGCTCTTTCAGCAGTTCCATAGCATCTGACATCAACGCTTCCATGCAACGCAAATCATCGTTATGCCCATAACGAGAGCAATCTCTGCATGCGTCTGGAACGTGACAAATACAACGTTCTATATCGTAGATAACCGTCTCCCTGTCAGCCATCCCACTTCACCTATCTTCCAACAGCTTCCCACAGAATAGGCTTTCCACACCACGGGCACGATTTCCACCCGTCCATTTCAATGACTTTATTACAGTTTCCACAACGCTGTTCTACACTTGACACTCTTGGCTTTACCGATTCTTGCTCTTTCAGCAGATCCAGCACCTCCCACAGCAGCCTGTCCTGCCCGCAGTGCAACCCTACTGTATACTCGCACTCTTCATACTCTTTCGAATAAACAGACGGGCATGTGTGTTTCAGACACCGTTCAATCCCTCTCCTGACTTTCTCAATATCTGCCATCCTCTTGCCTCCTGTCATACTCCTCACTGAACGCTGCAAGTTTAAATGCATCTTCCGACATCAGCATTGGCATCGCCTCTGCAATCTTCTCCACGCTCCAGTCCCACCAGGCGAGTTCCATCAGCCTCAATGCAACCCCTGGCAATACCCTGTCATGCAGTCTTCTTGCAGGCACCCCGCCGACAACGGTATACGACGATACATACCTTGTCACGACCGCGCCTGCCCCGATCACAGCCCCGTCGCCGATGTACGACCCGCTCATGATCTTGGCATCCTGTCCTATCCATACGTCATTGCCTATCCATACATCGCCTTTTGTCTTTGTCACGGCACCGTCTACCAGTACGTCGAACGGGTACGTTGTCATCCATTCCGTGTGATGTTCCCCGCCAAGGAGGATCTGCACGCCGTCCGCGATTGAGCAGAACTTCCCGATGTGAAGCTTCGCATTCTCCCCCCACGTCCGGATCGTCGGTATGCCGTACGTAAAGTCCCCGACTTCGATGTTCTTTGTCTTCCACGTCGCATGCTCCAACATCCTCTCATGCCGTATCCGGAGCAGTTCCGACACACGCCTGTGGATCAGCTGGCGTTCAGCGTTCATTCATCTCACCCCCATACCATCAGATGCGGCATCTCGCATACCCTGACCTCCGGATGTTTCCGCATCCATACGCTCGGCAGCATCTCTGCATAGTACCCGGCGACACGCTTCTGTCTTGCCGTACATCCGGACACGTCAATCCTGTCAGCCGCGTCAGTCAGAAACGAGAACAGCCATTCGCAGTACTGGTTCATCAGTTCACGCCTCGTCACAAACATGTTGCAGATGTACATATGGTCGCCCATCAGCACTTCCTCGAAAGCGTCCGCATACTCTGGCTGCCTCTCCGCAATGGCTTTGGCAAACTCGGTGTACGCAACATGGTTCAGGTTTGGCCCCAGGGCGAGGCTGATGTTATCATACGTCCGCCACCTGAACCAGGACGGATGCGTCAGGATGATGTCATATCCCTGTCCGCACAGGATTTCCTCTATCCTGTCCGCATCCAGCCTGCTCCTGTCGTTGTCGAACCTCCAGTTGTAGAACCACCGCCGGTAGTGACTCAGACCGACGTACTCTGAGTCCGTGTTCTTCCATATCCAGTACAGTCCGGTGCATTCATTGATGCGGTCGTTGTACTGTGCGATGTTCTCCCCGTCCAGTTCGCACAGGGCACCGTCCTTCCGGAATCCGCCGACGCACAGCATCCGGTACAGGTCGTCCTGCTTGACCGGAAATTCCTTGTGTGTGATAACGTAATTAACGCAGTCTATCATTCGGTCACCTG